GAGCGGGGAATCCTTCCCAGTTTTCAAGGAAGCCTCTAATAATTTGATGGCCTTTAATGTGTACGCGAGATCGTCGTATTTTTCGGCGAGGGATTCGTAAAGCAGTTCGAGTGGCGACAATTTTTCAAAATCATCAGACTTGCCGGCGTGCTCTCGCGCTCCCTTTTCGAACTTCGCGCGAAAATCTTTGGAGATCCGCCGGACCATCTCATTCAATTCTTTTTCCTTCTCTTTCTTCATTTCCTTAATGTTCGGGTTGATAAGCGACTTCCCCGCCGGTCATTTTTAGATCGGTCGGTTCGGTCGCAATTCCTATATGTTCGGTATAGATGTTTGCGATGGCTCAGCTTAAAAGTAATTCTCTGAGTCGGGGGATGTACTGCCAACGATTTATAAAGTCGTCAGTGCTATAGCTTCCCCCCGATTCAAAGAACTACTCCGGCGCGCGGGGAAGTCGTAGAAGCCGCGCCACTCTTTTACATCGCCCGAGTCAGTTTCCCTTCCAGCGATGCCGCGTAGGATGCGGAAATAAAAAACCCTTTGGCGTGTTCGTGAGGTTCTCAGCCTTATAAGAGCTGATAGCAGGATCTAGCTTTCGCTGGAAACCTACTCCTCCCGAACAACCCAAAAGGTTGTTGATGTTGTCCGGTAACACGCCGTCCCTTTCAGGACCTCTTCATCATGAAGGATCCATGAAAAAGGTCAAGGGGCCTGAATTGAGGGGGTGTGGATAACGTCCTTCGCGAGTACGACGCTAATTTCGTCGAGCAATTTCCTCACATTGTCCATATTTGTCCCTAAGCTATCGAAGCCAGCTCCAAGACTGCCGTTCGGTCCTCTTTGGTTATACGGGGTCCTTACCAATCTGTTGAGTGTCCCTTCAACATTGCGCAAACCCTGAGATGCCTTGGCGGCGAGCGAAGCGGAATCAGGAAGTCGACGGGATACATATGCAACAAGGTTGTTCCAATCATCTGGAATTAATTGGATAGCATCTGTCTCTGAACGAGTTTCCGTTCGAAAATGCGCAGCCCAAAACTGGACGTGATTAACGGCTTCTCGTAAGACCGCAATGGCGGCATGACGCTGGGTGGCGAGATCAGAGTGAATCTGTTCTTCGAGTTTCTTGAGACTGGCCCGCGCGACGACTGATTGTTCTGCGGCTGAATCACTGAGCTTGTGAGTCCAATGAACGTATCGCCAGTTGAAGATGAGAAGTGCGACGGTCGTGATGGCCGCTAAGAAAGACGAGATCGCCGCCCAGGCGGTACTCGTCAGCCCCAAGAACTTGTCCGGGGGCGCCAGAACGGTGACTTGAATCGGATCAGTGATCATGTTCACCTGATTATTCTTTCGAGGATCATACGTGCCAACCCCACGCTATCGGCAATGACCGAAGTGAGCCTGGGTGATGGGCGGCTGATATTCTCATCGCGCGCGAGCCGAACCGCCGCAATGATGGATGCGGAGATCGCAAGTGTCGAGGCGAACCGGTCTGTCATCCGGCGTTGCTCCTCGTAAGCGTTCGCCCGCTTCATCTCGCCCATGTAAGGATTATAGGCGAACAAAAGGCAAAAGTGTCAGTGGAAAAGATCATGGAATAGCCACTCGCAAAAACGGATTGCGCTGTCTGCGGCGAGTCCATAGATGACAATTTGGCCGACGATTTTATGGGGATCGAGTTTCTTCCGACGCCCCTTTGAGGACGTAGAAAATGGGCGTGTTTGCGATGCCAACGGTATCTCCTACTCTCCTGGCCGAGAGAAGATGATGTTTTCGTCCGGTAAAACGATGCCCTGCCAGGCGGGCTATAGAGTTACGTCACTCGTCAATTCGTGAGAAAAACGAGTGGGCCTTGCGTGGGAAAAGCTGGGTAAATCACTTGGGTAAATCTTAGATTTCGAGAATCTGATTTGGGTCTGGGAGTGCGCGCGTCTAGCGCGTCGTCCTATATGACCGAGTATAGTGTATCACATCGATGAGACTAGGGAGGCGAGTTGCGCGGAACTCCAATGGCAAGAAAAAACGGCCGCCTTATTTAAGGGTTCAAGCCGTGTAAAAGACGTCTTTTAGCTTTGAATAAAATCTCGGTCAGTTCGACCTGGGCGCGGCCTCATAAACACGCCTAGTAGATGAGCCGTTGGATGGGGCAATTCATTACAGAAGGTTTTGGATGCGGGCGCACGTCCACCTTCCCAAAAATCCATTACTTATCATCCAATCGGCGACTTTGATTGCACTCATGGGATTCATCGGGGTTGAATGGATGACACCAGCACGGGGAGCGAAGTCCGCCCACGTCGAGGTCCCGTTGAATTGTAAAATCCCGAAGCTGATCTGGTGGTTCGAGTCCATCCTCGCTATGTTCGTATTTTCGCTCTCGCATTTGATGAGTTTTCGTAAAATATAAGGGTTAACCGTTCTAGCGGTCATTTCGTCTATCTCGGCTTGACTGTAAACCCTCGGCGTTGAGGCTGTAGTGACCGTGGCGGGGTTTTCTGCCAGAACGTGGGGAATGACGTTATATCGGGCTACTGGGACTAAAAACAGGGAAAATATGAGTGCGGCGATGCATAGTGTTTTCAAAGTTGTGAGCGTGTCCTGTCACTACCGCTCCGCCCTGTTGGGCATCCGGTCAATTTAATGCCGGAGGATTGATTTGGCGACCATTTAAGTCTGCCAAAGCTGCCGGGAATTGCAAGGACGGCTGTCCACACCCGTTGAGCGAAGTTTCAACCCGGTTATACACAACGTCAATTGCCGGAGGGCGAAGAAAATGCGAGGATGGTGTGTCGGAGGGAACTTGAAAAAGGCGAGAGAATTCGTGAACACCGCGCCGGGTGATGATCTGCTGGATTTTGTTGGCGCGAAACGGTTTAAGACGATTCTCGTTGATCCTCCCTGGCAGTTCCAGAACCGGACGGGGAAGATTGCGCCCGAACATAAGCGACTAGCACGATATGGGACGCTGAAGCTGGACGACATCAAGGCGATGCCCGTTGCAAAGATCGCCGCTCCCACCTCACATCTCTATCTCTGGTGTCCAAACGCGCTTCTCCCGGAAGGGATTGAAGTGATGAAGGCGTGGGGATTCAAGTACAAAAGCAATCTGGTATGGCACAAAATCCGCAAAGACGGTGGTTCGGACGGTCGCGGCGTGGGATTTTATTTCCGCAACGTGACGGAACTCATCTTGTTCGGAGTGCGAGGACCAGATGCCCGGACGCTGAAGCCGGGACGAACGCAGGTCAATTACCTGTCCAGTCGGAAACGGGAGCACTCCCGCAAGCCGGACGAACAGTACAAGATCATTGAAGCGTGCAGTCCGGGACCGTTCATTGAACTCTTCGCGCGAGGCGAGCGGAAGGGATGGACGATATGGGGAAATCAGGCTGACGAGTCCTATACGCCAACCTGGAAGACCTATTCAAACCATTCACAAAGCGTCGCTGCCGATTAAGCCTTTGGGTCATATTTCTTCTTGGTAATCCCGAACGCGAGAACCGGACAACCTCCGGGCGCGTTGTTGTTCATTTTCGGAATGAGCTTTGACATGTGTGTGGTTGACTGGCCGGCGGCGGTCTTCTTTCCGACTTCAATGAACAACTCCTGAAGCTCATCGGCTCTCGTGATGATGATTCCCACACTGAGAACATTCAAGTCAAACAGCAGACGGAACGACGTAAGGTCGCGGTCAAAGAATGGGTCTTTGTTGTTCCATTCGGTTTCAATGGCAACGCGGTCCTTGTAGTAGTCAACGTGATGGGTCGGTGCAAGCGTTTGAATTCCGTCCGCCGTGACGCTGATCTCGAAACTCTTTTCGACCCAGCCTCGGCCATAGAAAAGATCGTCAATGGATTGAGAGATGGGCGATTTTCTACCGCCGGGTTTTAAGATATGGCTTCTCTTTAGGGAAAATTCGGTGAGCACGGCGATCAAGTCGTTCCAGTGGTCCCGAAAATCAGTCTTCAAAATAGCGCAGGCGTGATGGCGTTCTTCAATCTGATAGGTGTCGCGGATCTCTTGCGGTAGAAGATTGATACCCAACGGCTGCCCCCTGAACTAATGCGTTTATTGTAAGCCGTTTAATCCGTTTTATTTTCTCTATAAGAAATGGAATAAAGTCAGTTAATAAAAGCCGCCCATTTATTGATTCTGGGCGGCGAAGTGCTGTTTGAGGCTTTCAAGTTGGATCGCGAGGCAATCCTCTGGATGCCGGTTATGGAAGTGGTACTGATGGAGTTCACCATCAACTTCTATTCTGACCGGGGCGACTTCTTCAGGGAAGATCGCCCCATAGCAACAGTCGCAATAGGTGATTCCCTCGATGAGCATGTCATCTCCTTTGGACCACAAGGTGATAATCAGGGTCGAGATATTTGGTGTTTATCTCTTCCACGATTCGTTCGGGCGGGAAGTTGGCGAAGAGCATGTGCCACGCCAGGTGTTTCTTGTGCGGCAGGAGGGTGATGTTCTGCGGTTCCCTCTTGCCGCCCAAAGATTTCGGTTTGCGATGGTGGTGGGTCATCATGCGGCCTCCTCAGTTGAGAGAAAAGAATTCGCCGAGTGATGCGGTCGCCCGGAACTGCGGCAGGGGGTCGAGCACCTTGAATGCGCTGGTAAACGCATTCTGCAAGCTCCAGGTGTTCCGTGGTTCAAAGGCGGAATACTGGGGGTTGAAGTAGTGGTCGCCGACGAGCCGCGCGAGATGCTTGGGAGCATCCAGCTTGTCGCCGATGAACGCATCGTAGATGAGGGACTTTGCCCGGTCGTCGGTGAGCTGATTCTGTTTCCAGCGTTCCACCTGTTCGGTGAGAGGTTTGAAGTTCCGCTGAATCCTATCGATGCCGAGAGCGATGGAATCCATGACCTGAAGGTTCTTGGTGTGCTTGGCCTGGATGGCGAAGAACTCGCCGTGAAATGCCATGTTGTCGCACACGAAAACCTTGAGGCCGGAAACCATGCCGAACCGCATAGACTTGTCGTTCGCGTTGCGGATGCCGATGGAAAAGCGGAAATCATCCGATGAGGTGGCGAGGTCGAGAATCCCAAAGAGCTTCATACCGTCGTCCGACACCGCGTATTCGTCGTGGATGACGGAGAGCTGCCGGCGTGCGAGTCCTTCGAGAACTTCGTCCACAAGAACCGAGTGTTGGATGGGTTTGAAGGTGTCCGTCGCTTCGGGCGGAAGGATGGTGACGAGTTGATCGCGCGTGAGCTTTTCGGCTCCGCAATGGGCCATGAGACCTTCCATGACATTCTCCTTTTCAGTTGTGAAGTTGCTGGTGGAGCGCCGGACTGGTTTGTCCTGACTGCATGAGCGCCCCGCGCCGGAGGTGTATCAGTGTCGGGTCGAAGCAACACCTACTTCATCTCCAGCGCGCGACGTTCAGTTCTTTCTAAGAATCTCTATTCGCTTAATGACCGAGGTGGGTATCATCGAAATATCGTTGTAGGAATCGTCGGATGAGTCGTAGGTCGCGGCGATCACGATGAACCTCTTGGTCTTGTGAATGACGTATCCGATGCTGACGTAATCAACGTCATACTTTTCCTTGCCCCACTTCGCGGCTTCAATGACATCCATCCATTTACTGCCGCTCGCTATGTCCGTCCATGTGATCTTTTTGAGTATCATTGCCATGTATATCCGTCGGGGGAAGTGAACTGATTTTTGACTGAGATTACCTTGTAAAGATTGAACGCACCGTCGTCCCTGATATAGAACACTCCGAACCCATTCACCCACGCAGTTGGTTTGTCCCTATTCCATGCCGGGCGGATGTTTGCAAGGCAGGGAATGGCGTATCCGGCGTGCATCTCGTCGAGCCCTACTGGAGAGACTTTAGTGAAGGTCTGGTCGGTGTGCTTGTCGCCATAAGCGATGTTGCGGTTGTAAAGTTCGACGACTTTCTTTGCATGATGAACAGATCCGTAGCCGCCCTTGTCAATGTCACCGTGGATGAAATGGAGTTTTCCTATCTTCATCACTCCGCGCGGCGGAATCACCTTGATCTTCAGTTCCTCAAAGGGGAGATTGTTCTCCGGTTCGATGAAGCCTTCAAGAGTGGGCATATGGTCGATGAAGCGCGATGCCCACTCTTCATGGTTGCCGAAAAAATAGTAGATCTGACAATCCTTGCCGACTATCTTTCTATGACGGCGGAGGATTTTCTCGAACGCCTCGTAGTCCTTCTTTAGCCGTTTGCCTTCAAGCGCGCGGAACTCACCTGACTCTATCGCGTGATGGCTGATGGCATCCATGTCCAACATGTCGCCAAGGTAGACGAGAAACTGCCAGCGACGGGATGCCATATATCTCTCAACATTGTTTAAGAGCACCGGATTATCATTCGGAAACTGTAGGTCTGCCAGGATGATTCCGGCTTGTGCTTGCATTTAAGCGGTGGGTTGCGTGGGGGCGGCCGGGGATGCGATAGGCTGCTTCGTGTAGAAGCGGATAATGAGATTCACGAACGGGGATAGCGCGAGAAGCGCTGTGGTGATCTGGGTGAACAAGGCTTGATCGAGAGTCCAACCAAAGAACGTCGCGACGGTGACGATAACGGTGACGCCATTGAACCACACGGTTTTACTGGCGTACCACGGTTTTGTATTCATTTGATTATGTGTTGCTGTTCCGACCTTTTATGAGGGAAAGGATCTTCTGATAGAGGGCGACGATCTGCGTGAGAATTGAGATCTTCTGTTTAAGCTGCGCGACGACCTCGGGCGCGAGGTCCATGAACGTCCACGCCTCCCGGACAAATGGAATATAGTTTGCTCCGAAATATCCGTTGCCGTTCTGTCCCCACTCGGCTGACCATGAGTTCCTGAAATAGATATAGTTCTCGTCATATCCATATGCGAGGATGGCGTGTCCGGATACGACGGTCGCCGGCGGTCTGAGCGGAAGAATGTCGGCAGCGGCCCATGATGTCGTTCCGTTCGCCGCTGTCCACCATTCATTCCCGACGTTCACGCCGAGAAGGACGACCTTATTTTGATAGATCGCCTGCTTCAGTCCGGCGATGGATAGATCGGTGACGGAGACATATGATTTGACGAGACGATTCTTCGCAACATCAAATGCGGCCTGTGGGATGAGCGCCGCGTTCGCGTAGGTGGGAGTGTCGAGCGTAATGTCATTCGGGAACTGAGCGTTGTCCGAAACGCCATATTGCTTTGCTTCTTTCAGTGCTTGGCGGTAATATGTTCCGTCTCCTGCCACGCCGTCATCCCTCTTGCAGAGCGCATAAAGGAAACGGGGAGAGTAGTCGTATGAATATGCGCCGCTGTCCGTGTACATCATTCCTGCGGCGGTCGCGTGGCCGACACACGACGGCTCTTGCGCTTGCATAAGAACGGGAACGATGGAAAGGTCGGTTGAGTATGAGGCGGGGATGGCCGCCGCCGCACCGACAATCTTATTTACTTTTTCAAGGGTGAAATCTCTCTTGTCTCGCGGGGACGGAATATGCCCGAGGTTCGTGAAGGCTTGCATTCCCTTAATCATGTAATCTTTTCGGGAAATGTCGAGGAATGGCCTGGGGATAACTCGGCTTGCAATACCGCCGCATCGGTATAGAGTGAGAGAGGAATAAAGGTCGAAATCTACTTTATAAAGAAATGGGAAATGCAATAGTAATCGCCGCATTGATTCAAGCGCTCACGCAAGAAGTGAGTCTGCTTGAACAGGAACTGGCACAGATGCAGGCGTCAAGCACGGTGGCAACGAGCACGTATGTCCCACCGGTGACGATCAGTATGACAGTTCAATCAACGCCGGTCGTCGAGCCGGTGACACAAACAATAACGCAGAACAATATGCCAGAAGAGATAGGGACCGCTCCCGCTCCGCAATCGATCTCCGTGACGTTCGCAACGTCAAGCGAGAATGAAGGATTGGTGACGGTGAAGAACACATTAGGGGTTCCGGTGAGAATTGTGAATCTTAATGTTGACGGAACACTGGCGGGATTCACGATTGGAGAAATGTACGGAAAGGGATATGTATATCCTCCGTCGTTCACCGATACGCACGGAGAGACCTTCAGCGTGTTCACCTGTACGGGATTGGGTTCGCTCGGAATGGCGAATCTTGGTTCGGGTGGAATTGTTGACCCTTGCGTGAGACGGGACGCGCACCTTCCGAAGAATGAGCTCCAAGCTGGCGAGACGATGATTCTCCGGTATACGGGAAACCCGACGAAGGTAACGTATCAAGCGGGAAGCATCGTGGATCTATCGGGAAACGACGTTCAGTTCTAGGAAGAAGCTTTCTTTGCAGCGTTCGCTTTTCGGGTAGCGGCGGCCTTAGTGGCCGTCGCTTTTGCTTTTGCTGCTGTCGCGGCTTTATATTGCGCGTCGGATTGGACGCCCGATGCTCCAAAGAGTAAATGCTGTATCGGATTCCCCTTGAGAAGGTTCGGAATGAACGCGGGTTCGCCGCGCGATGTAAAGAAGTCCGTTGCATATTTCTTGAAGTCCGTATTGAGAAGGTCGTTGACCTCGTTCGCTCCGGGGACGTTCCGCAATCCCATCGCCGCCCCAGCGCCATATTGATATGCCTCATTCGCAAGGTTCCCTTTGTTCTGCTTCGCGGTGAGGAATCCTGCGAGAGCCGGAGAGATGGCGGCAATGTATTCCATATTGATCCACGTATTGCCGATCCTGATGAAGTGATTGCCGTAATTATCCGAGCGGAAGTTTTGAGCAGGTATTTGGCTCGCGATGAGCGCCGAAACGCCTATCGTGCCGCCGATCCTCAAAATATGCTGTGTACCGTTGGCGAACTGTGCCATGCCTTCGTATTGCGTGTGGAGATCGTCGGACGCCATCTTTATCCTTCCTTGGTAGATGTCCATGACGCTCTTCGGAAGTCCGACGCCGGCGTTGTCGATGCCGTTTGCGATGACGTTCGCTGGGATCTTCGCCATCGGCTCGATGAAGTCGCCAAGCCGGAATCCCGGAATGACCTTGTTGAGCATGTTCTTCGCGCCGGTGGCGAGACGTGAGGCGAACGTGTCGTTCGTGGAGGTAATGCGGGCTGCCTGTTCCTGCGCCATCTGGCGCACCATCGCGCCCTCGGCGGTCTTCGGTTGGATGCGCGCAGAGTCCTTCAACACTTCGGCGGCGCGCGTCTTTGCCGCATCGCCCTTCAGCCCTTCGGTATCAGCGATCTTGTCCGATGCCAAGCCCACCATATCGAAGAATGTTTTCTGATAGAACTTTGTGAAGGCGAAATTGTGTTCCCAGTCGATTGCGATCTTGTTTGAAATTTGCGCGGTCTTACCGATGACCTTGCTCGCGGTATCCAGTATCTTCCCTCCGGTGGTCTGGGAATTCGTGACCTTGAAATTCTCGCCTCGGTTCAAAACATGGGTGTCGTCGAGGGATTCCATCGAAGCGGTATTATCACCCGTCTTGAGAAACGTCTGCCATGCTTCGCTGTTCGCTTGTTTGACGAGATCTGGGTTGGTCGTGTCCTTGCTCATGACCGCAAGCCGGCGCGTGAATCCATCCATGACGGTATTCATCACGGAACTTACGGCGGTCTTGATCGGCGTCGCGGGGTTCATAAGAAGGTTGTTTCTGCCGATGATAGCGAGGTTCTGGCCGATGGACTGGCCAACGGTTTTCGTTTTCGCCGATTCTACATAACCCTTAAGATCACTTTGCGCCTTGAGGAACTCGTCGCTCACGCCGGACATCTTTGGGTTCTTTTCCTTGAGGTCGGCGGCGGTCTTGGCGAGCTCGCTTATCTTCTGGGCCTGTTCGGAGGTGACGGTAGCGCCGATTTTCTTGGAGGCGTAGTCCTGAAGGAACTCCTTTTGCTCTTCGGGGTTCAGGATATGGTCGAGCTTTTGAATACGGGAAACCATATCGCGCGCGACGGGCGATTGTAACCCTCCTACCTGCCGGATGAAATTGATCATTCCTGCTTCCTGATTCTTGAGGGCAAGCTTGCTTTCAAAAAGTGCGTTGACGGATTCCGCGCTGTCCTTTCCCACAATGTCAGAAAATACTTGGCGGCGGGATGGCGAATCCATCTCAGATATTTTCCGCAAATCAAGCTCACGCGATTTGATCGCTTTGAGTAAGGTGTCTGAAACTGGTTTTGGAAGACAGATCATCAGCAGGTTATATGGTTAATGAAATCATCAAGCGTCATCTTTGTATAGGCTCTTCCAGATTTAATGGCGCTATCCAATTTGGGTGCGTTCGATGTGACCTCCTTGTCCATCATCGTCTTGACGCGTTCTCGGCCGAGCGATTCGATCTTTGAGTTTTGAATCTCGCGGATATAGTTGTCCGGGCTGAACGGGTCGGCATTGCGGAGAATCTGGATCTCCTGGCCGGCGCGCGTGGAATGGAGCGACGCAAGCTTTGTCGCAAGGTCGAGGTCGCCCTTCCCTGATTCCTGCAAGGCAAGATAGATGGAGTTCATGAGTAATCCTTTCGGCGCTGGCTTATTTCCCTTCAATACTTCAAGCGCCTCGTCGGGATTCTTTGAAACATAATCCGCCGCTGCCTTGAGCTGCTCGGCATTGTTCATCTGCTTATAGTTCGAGATGTTCGCTCTGTCGGATTCCGAGAGATTGTCGAGCGACGCTTTCATTCTCGTTTCGAGACCGCTTGTTTTCGTTTCTCCGGTCCCGACGGGAAGTTGCGCGCGGGAGACTTTTACCGGCGCGGATTCAACCTTGGCAGGTTGTTCTACTGGCGCGATAGGTTCGGTGGGCGTTGCGGCTGGCGGTTCCGTCGGCTTTTCACTCGCGATGATGTCTTTGATTGGCGCGGCGGGTGGAGCGGTCTTTGCTGTGTCGGGGACTGGAGCTTTATTCACTTCGTCGGCTTTGCTTTGTACATCTTCAATGATGGCTTTTTCCTGTGTCGGGCTGATTTCGCCTTTCGCGTCCATCGCACCAGTCACTTTCCCGTAAATATATCCTCCAAGCACGATCTGGCCGGCAAGCGTCCCGACATTATGAACCGATGAAGCAAGATTATCTTTTGCCTGTTGGGAGATTGGAAGCGCAGAAAGCAATTTGTCGGCGGTGAACCCTCCGACCTGTCCGGCCTTATCAAATACGATTCCCGTGAGGTCGGCGGCGGGTTTGATGATTGGAAGCTGTGAGGCAATACTGAACGGCTCTGAAACCGGCAATAATGCGGTGGAAGCGGCCGATGTCAGAAAATTAAGCACGCTGGCAGTCCGTTGCGAAAGGGATTGGTTTGGAGCAATGACAGACTGAGCGCTTGAAGCGAGATTCTTAAGGTTGGTATCGATTCCCTGCTTCGCGTTGCTGACGATGGAGTTCAAAGTTTGAACCGGATGGATAATCGCATTTCCCCCGAGCGCATTGAAGACTTTGTTCTCGGTTGCGGGAGTGAAGGCATTTCTAATGAACGATGCTGCGTTGTCGAGGATCGAGGGTTTTGGTTGCTCGTTCGGCTGAGTGTTGGGCTGAATGCCTGGCTGTCCAAGGTTGGGTACTGCGCCGCCTTGTTCGGGAAGCGTGATGCCCTTTGCTTGTGCCATTTGCTTCCATCCGTCCACGAGAGAGATGTTGCCGTTGTGAACTGCTTGTGCGATGGAGTTCTCAAGGCCATCGGTGTTCGTCGGATTTGAACCGCCATATTTCTGGTTTGGATTCTGTGCGGGTTCAAGACGAAGATTCGTCTTATTGTTCGATCCGCCGAGTTCGAGTGGCATGATGTGGTCGAGCTCCTCGTATGCTGTTCCTCCGATTGCGCTCTTGATTCCCTGGCTCACTGACTCTTTCATGCGTGGATCCTGTAATGTTGCCGGGTCAATTTTCTGCGGTTTCGTCGGGTCGAATGTCGGCGCGACGCGGTCGCTCAAAAGCTGACTGGCCTTCGCCTGGGGATTCTCGTATGTCAAAAGAGGTTTTCCTGATGCAGGGTCGGTGATGTTTGAAGCTCCATATCCGTCGCCGAGAGAACCGCTAAAGGCTGAAGCGGGAAGAGAGGTGCTTGGCGCGCCGGAAGGCGCAGTCACCGGGACAATGGGTAAAGACGGCGCTACGGGGCTTATAGGGGCAAGGGCGGGGGCGGTAGGGGCTGCGGTCGGACTTGAGAATCCCGGAAGATTTATGTATTTGCCAGAGCCGCCAGAAGACGGCGCGGGAGAAGCACCACCTTGCGATTGACTATTGGTCGTTGAGAATCCGGGAAGATTTATCCTGAGTGGTCATCATAAGCCGAAGTAGTACCACGGTTTGCTAGAACTGGACTTTGATGTCCCTGTGTCGGGATAAGCCTTATAGACAGACTGTGATATTTGGTCAGGATTGATGTCTGGATATTTCGTTTGAAGCTGAAGAATGAATTGTTCTCTTGTTTCGGCTGGAGTGGTTGCGGTACCGTTTATCGTCTTCGGATTTGAAAGGTCAGACTGGAAGGAATTTACACGAGTCTGTTCAGCCTTTGTTAAACCTGTCGTTGGGTCAGGAGTGGAAGTGGCTGAAGGAGCTTTCGGACTTGCTGGGATAATCGCTTTAAATGTCTGAGTGGTCGGGTCCCATTGATAGGTCGCGCCGGTCGTGCTTCCCTTGATAGTCTTGGGCGCTGCGGCTGCGGTTTTCGTTGCTGTCGCTGCTTCTGTGGCAAGTTGTTTTGCCTGTGCTTCGAGAGCGGCAAGTTTGGCTTTGTTCGCGGCGGTGTTCTGAGTATTGTCCGCCGTTTCGCGCGTGACGAGATCCGTGACCTCTTTCAGTTTGTTGGCATATTCGGTCTGATAGTTCTTGATGTCGGCATTCGCAAGTGTGGTCACGGTGTTATTCCTTCCCACGCGCGAAGATTCGTCGAGCCACGGGTTGTCGTTGATGTCGCCTTGGGCTTTTGCGAGGTCATTCTGCCTTCCGGTGATCGTGTTTTGAAGCTGGTCAAGCCCGGCGGCTGAATATGCTGAGTTGTAGAGATCGCTTTCAGATTGTGTCGGCGCGGCAGTTAGGGTTCCAACCGCATCGCTATACGACTTGTATCCCAGAGATTGGGCTACTTGGTCTTCGGCAGTTTGGACATCAGTCGGTGCGGCGCTTGTGTCCGGCATTCCGGCTGCGGAACGAAGCCCCGCGATGCGGGTGTTGTATGCATCGATGCTTTCGCCTGGCGCAAGGGCGTATTGGTTCGCGGTGATGCCGGTCTGCGGATCGGCTGAAGTATTTCCGTTCGGGAGATTGACTACCGGGGCTGTGGGAGCTGTAGGAATGGCGGTTGGGTTCATATTAGAGGTTGAAGTTTCCTATCGGGCTTTCGTTGTTCATTGAACGATTATTGTTGAACAGGTCAATACTGTTGAAAAATGGGCGGTTCTGAGAACCCTTCTCCGCGCGACGTTCGCCGATGGGCTTCCACACGTTGTCAAGAAGCATCATTCCCCGCGCCTCTTGGTCTTTGGCCCCTGCGGTGTTGTTCTTCTTGTCGCTTGCCAATGCTTCGGAGTAGGCGAGAAGAATGATCGCAGAGTTGCCGGAGTTCTCCTGGTTGTCTGTTGACGGAGAGAAAGGAAGGAGGTCGGTGGAATTGACTAAGGTCGGCGCGCGGAGCTTGCCGGAGATGTCCACTTCCTGCCCGACTGACACCGCAGAGGGGTTGAAGAAAATGAACCGTTCATGCTCCGTCCAGATGTTCGAGGTGTCGTTCGGATAGTCGGCAAGAAACTTCTGGAAGTCTGCAAAGAGGACCTTCTTGAACTCTGCCGTTCCCTGGTTGATCGCGGGAACCTCAAATCGGAACGCGCTTTCGTCCTCAAAGGTATTCGGGTAGTCCACATATCCCGCCGTGATCATGTCGCTCGTGAGTGTGAACTTATAGGTCTTCTCGGTGAACGTCCAAGGTTTGTAATCCCACGCGCGCTTGGCGGCGTTGTTAATATACCCGTCGATGTCAGCCTGGGAAAAGAGCTGGTTCGTCCCGTCGAGTACGTCCGTAACGCTGGTATTTAGTTCTCGGCAAAGCGCGATTTCTGATTCTGAAAGGATCATTGTGGTGGGTTAATTTAAGTGTAGAGGTTTCATATTCAATGTCTAGGTGTGCATAGAATCAGTGATTAAGGATGAGATAGTTCAAGCTTGAGGTGTCGGTGGAACTGCTGCTTGAGAACGTCACACTTCCGGCGGACTGGGAAAAGATGTTTATCTCTCCCAGTGTTCCCCCAGCAAAATTGCGAGAAAAGATAATAACAGAAGAAGTGGTTATCGCCGAGTTGGTCACGGTCACCACTCCGCCGCCGCCTAAACGTCCCGAAGTGCCGAACACCATTGATGGTGCGGAGAGCGCGATGCTGTTCCACTGGTTATTGATGTAGAGGTAGAGATAATACACGCCACCCGTGTAGACGAATTGGATCTGTTCCTGAAAGGTCTGGGGGACGGCGGTAGGAGCGGCCGAAAGGTACTGCTGAGTGCTTTGGAGCTGAAGCAGGACAGGGACGAACTGTGCGAGAGAATAGCTTTGCGTGACAGGAGTGGGCGCACCTCCCTCGGGTTCGGTGGCGGCTGAATCTTCTGATTTGATGGCACCGTTTGAAAGTGCCGCTGAGAATTCGGGTTCCGTCATGTTTGGTTATAGCCGAGATCATTGAACACCCAGTACGACGTGAGGAGTTCGAGTCCGAGATTCGCGGCGATGCCATCAAATACAACCTTGATAAGGAATTGTTTGCCCTTGATGCTGTTCACACTGAAGAAGATATTTTTGAGCTGCGCGAGATTGGTGATGGTCTGGCGCTTCACAAGCACGAACGGCTGTACCTGGACGGCAAGCCCGTAAGCGGTGTAGTTCGTGGTTGAGCGGTCAAGCGTCCATGTTTCATGGCTTAATCCTTCATTCGCAATCGCGGTGATGTGCGCGACGAATCCGGCATTGTTGCCTTCAAGAATAGTCACTTCATCTCCCACCTGCGCGTCATACGCTCCAGATGCGGTCGCGTCCACGACGAGTTGGTTGTAGGCAGTGGAGGCGTTGCTCGTCGTGATGTGTCCCCAAAGCTGGCGCTTGAAATTATAGATTGAGAGCGAGACATTGAAACTGATTGCCGGGGCATCGGTGATGGAGTTTAAAATCCCCAAGTTCAAAACCACGGCTTCAACGGTCTTATCGGTCGGCCCGAAATAGAGACGTTGGTATTTGATTCTCCCAAGTCCCAACTCTTCGGAAACGAACATCGCGGTTGAGGGAGGTTGCGCGACGAGCGCGGCGACATGATTCACACCTCCCGCCGTATACCCTATCGTGATGCGATTGTATGATGAGTCGAGAAATACCGAGTAGACGAAAAGGTTATAGGTTTCACCCGTAGGAACGGGGATGTACGCCCATGCCTTTCGCGCGATCATATACAGATAGACACCCGGCTTCATCTTTCCATATTGCTTCGTATTGCCGGAAGTGGTCGTGATGGTAAAGACGAGCATATCGTTCACGAGAAGCATCTGTTGGGGAAGCACCCAAGTATTGTCGTAATTGTTGAACGAAAGCAGGTCATCAAAGACCCCAAACAATTCGCTCACAGTTGTTCCATTCGTGACGAGGACTTGACGTTGTGTCTTCACGACCCAGTTTTCACCGTAGGTTGCGATGGCGAGTATTTGTCCGGGCGTCCATTTCCACGGCACTTTCGAGCGAAGGGAGTTTCCATCCCATAAGATGATCGCACCTTGATTGTAGAGATTTGCTCCGATGAGAATCCCCGTCGGACCGGCCTTAATTGAGGCGATTGTCATATTGGAAGGAAGCGTGAACGCATTATCACTATAGGTCCCGTCGCTGAAAACGCAGGCGACTTTGTTATTGTTCGCGATAAGAATGAGGTCTTCGTACCACGTCATCGGATGATTCCCGCCGTCGAGGCTTTGGAAGGTGTCGTTCCATGTCGTGCCGTCGTATTTGCCGAGGTGGTTGTTTGAGGTTCCGCAGGAATAGAAAAGATTTCCATACTGGTCTGCCATCATGCCCGATCCGAAGCCTCCCGGAGAATGGACGTTCGTGAAGTCGTACGCGCCGGGCGTTGTCTCCTTCCATATCTGGCCGGAATTGTCCTGGAGGTAGAGATAATTGTTCAGGACGGCTTGATGCCGCACCTCTCCCAACGTGCTGAAGGTGGTGCTGTTCGCCTTATCAACCATTGAATACATCGTGGCAATGCCAAACTTGGAAGGAATGAATCCTTGGGAATAGAAATTCGTCCCGAGAATCGGGAGATCCGAGAATCCGTCAAAAGCTCCAAATGGGACGACGCGAAGTGCCATGTTATTTGAGATTGAATGACGTTATGTTGATTCCGACGACGCGGAAGAAAAGGTAGGTGATAATCAGACCCGCCAACGTAAAGAGGAACCACTTAATCGCGGTCTCCGTCCACTTTGCGGCGAAATGCTCCTGAGACGCCTTAATGAATGTGTCGAGTTTGATCTCAACCCGATCAACCGCCTCCGAAGTGTGTTTGATGTCGTCTTGCATATGGGCGATGGTTATATTAACGTCTTCCATTTCATTGGTATTTGTCCGTATAGTCGGTGTTCTGTTTTTCGTATTTATCGGAATAGGTCGTTCCTTGCGGGGTGTACTTGCCGGAATAGGAAGTTCCCTGATGGGTGAACCGGCTTGCGAACACGGACTGAAGACCGTTTATAAATAGTTTGATTCGAGCGATCGCGGAAACGGCAAGTGTACGAACGAAGGTGCGTTGTTTGGAAAGTGAAACGGCACTTGTAGCGCTCTGTATGATGGCTCGGAGAAGAAGTCTGCCCTTGCTGAGTGTGACGGAGATCGCGGCGGTGACGGCCAAGGTGACATTGTGCATTCCCGCTTTTGAAAGCGAGACGACTGCGCTTACTGACTGGGTCAGAGTTTTAAATGACAGCCGCCCTTTAGCGAGCGTCACTATGGCGGTAGCAGATTGTGTGATGGCTTTAAGGAACAATCGGCTAGCCGTCATGGTCGCACTCGCCGTTGCGGAGATAGTCAGAGTTGCGAACTTGAGAAGCCCCTTCGCGAGCGAAACGACTGCGGTTGCTGATTTGGTGATGGTGCGGTAAAACGTCGCTTGTTTTGCAAGGGAGACCACTGAAGTGGCCGATTGCGTGAGTGTCCTATATGCTATCTTGAGGCGCGCGAGAGAAACTGATATGGTCGCCGTGACGCTGATGGCGACGGCCTTAATCCAATTCTTTGAAATGGACGCAGTTGCGGCTGCCAATTGGGTGATGTTCTGCGTGTAGGTGATAGGGGTTGAATAGGTAACCTTGAGGACTGGAGTATTGAATCCCCAATAATTTGCCTCCGCTGGTGCGCCATTTCCTATATCATATGTCGCCTCACGGACGGAAAAGAACGTATTGCCCGTTTTACTTATTTGCGCTATCCCCGAAGAATTGAGTGTCCATGTGAAAACACCCGATGCGGCGAGCGAAGTCTGTCCGATCGCGGTTGAAAACGCAATTGTACCCCCTTTATTAAAATCCGTACCAGAGACCGTCGTTCCTCCAGTGCTGGAATAGATGTTGTAAGCCTCGGTATTCGTTCCCCCGCTTGAAATAGCCGCACCGGTAAGCGTTAGCGTGGCGGCGGCGATGTAAACACCCGACCCCAGTGAAGACGTATCGAACACCAAAAATCCACGTTCAATGAAGTAATTGGTTCCATTCCATGCTGATTGTACGTATGCAGGCGCGCTTCTTTCCGTACCAGCGCTAGCAGCATGAATAGTCGCCCAGGGCGTTCCTTGGTCATATACCGAACCGTATGATGTTGCGGAGAAAGATGCCATATTCCGTGTCAGAGTGACGCTGGCTAGTGCGGATACAGCAAGTGAGACGGTTTTCAATAATCCCTTCGCCAGCGTGACAGATGCGGTTGCTGTGACGGAGAATGCCCGATATGCGGAAAGGAGTCTTGAAAGGGAGACCACTGAAGCGGCTGATTGTGTGAGCGTCCTATAAGCCGTCTTGAGGCGGGAAAGAGCAACACTCGCGGTAGCGGCAATCGTTATACCAAGAACCTTTGTCTTTGCCTTTGAGAGGGATATGACGCTCGTCACGGATTGCGCAATCGCTCTAAAGTAGCTTGACTGTCTAACGAGTGATATAGAACCTGTTGCTGATTGCGTGATGGCCTGATTGTAGGTGGTCGAGGAAGAAAAAGGATATTGAAGACCCGCCCCGCCGTTGTATAGTTGCGTTATTTCGGTGCTAGTAAGCGCTCTGCTCCAAACACCAAGCTCATCTATGAGTCCACTGAATGCACGAAACTTTGTGGTGTGGTTAGAGTCAGTTTCATATCCTACACTCGCTACACCAGAGTACGGACTCGCAGGAGTATTAGTAGCACCAGTCGTTTGAACCCCATTTTTGTAAAAGTATAAAGTTCCCGAACGCCTTATCATCGCAACGTGAACCCATACGCCATTTGACAGCGTGATGCTTGGGTCTTCCCAAGCAACCGACCCAAAAAGACCAATCAATTTACTTCCACCACCCCCATAGTTTGCGCCAACGCCAAGCCCCCACCCCGCAGAGTCATCGCCGTTGTAAAAAATAAATCCGTTGTCCGTAGCTTGAGGAATAACCGGCTTGATCCATCCCGCGACCGTAAAATTGTCTACGACAGAGGTGGGGTTTGCGGAAAGAGCAACTGTTTCGGGGGTAGTGTCTGTTTTTAAGAAATTACCAGCGCTGCCTATAATTCCAGTTCCCCATTTTGTTCCCGAACCAGCGAACGTCCCGGTGTTTCCATTACCCGTTGCATCGCTAACGGTAGTACCCGTATTTTCATCAAACTTCCAATATGCAGCTATATTATCGGTAAGTGCCATGTTCTTTATTCAAAGAGGGGCAGATGATTCCGCCCCTGCGTCATCATGTCTGCTGTAACTTGATCGTGAACTGAATCTTGTCGCCTGCCGCGAGAACAACTCCAGTGAAGTCGCCTTTGACGTAGAGGTTGCCCGTCGAGGAAGCGTCGAAGAGTCCGGCGTTCGTTATCGTCTCGCCGGAGACGGACGTGAGGGTTGAGACGTTCTGCAAAGTGTCGTTCGTGACGGTCGTTGTGACGATCGTCTGAGTCGATGCCGCGCGCTCTGCGGTGACCTCGGTAAAGAGAGTCGTGTCAGTCACGCCTGACGTTCCTGCGCCAGTTCCCCAACCAACATACGGAGTGGTGACTGCCGTATTGGTATTCGCTATGAGTTTTGCCCGCCCTGTGTTTGTAAGGACCGTAGCCATTGTTTGAGATTGCTTAGTTTGATTTTTATGTATGAGACGACCTTTTGAATCCGATTGCCGCCGACGATCACGCCGAGATCTTCGCGCTTGCCGTTGGCGCGAATGATCGTTGCCTCGAACGTGAACTGCTGTCCGGTTTGCGTATTCATGGTGGAGTAATTGAGGGGCATCACCCGTCCTGCCCGAAGGCAGGAACGGATGAAGTGCGACTAGAGTGTCGCGTACTGCGGGAAGAACTCGCCAACGGTGTTGACGTACGCTGCGTTCGGAACGACGGTCGCATCGTCGAGATTCGTGGAGCCGCCAACAAAGTTACCAGTGCCGGTGGGATTCACGATGACGAAGCCGATTGCTACGTAGCCATCAGCGACCGAAGGGAAGACAACCGCGCCGAGAGTCGCTGCCTCGGTTCCCATCTGCGTCGCAAGCGTGCCTGCGGCATTGACGGAGAACACAAAGACATTGAACTTGGCGTTTGTGACGGTGCCGGCGAGGGCCGCGCAGTCAGCCGTGGTCTTGGAATAGACCTGGCCGTCGATCATGAAATAGATCGTGTTCGCGAACTTCGCGAGCGCCGATGTAGATCCATGGATGGCGAGACCTCCGGTGACGAGCAGAGCGTTCACTGTTGCACGCTGCAACTTGTCGAATAATCCAGAGAGTTCGGTCTCCATGTTCGGGAAGTTGATTGATTTTGTTCGTGCCATTTGAATAGATTGATTGATTGCGACCTTTACTCCAATCCCCGCTTGTTTAGGGCGGGGATTGGAGTGCTAGTGACTAGGTCCAGGAGCCGGTGCAGAACAGTTCTGCCGCGAACTTGCGGCGGTTGTCCTTCGTGACAGCGCCATAGACGTAAAGGTCTTTGTACGCTGCACCGAAGTTACCAATGAGCTGCTCTTCAATTTCCGCTTCAAGAACTTTGTCCGCAAACGTCTTCCAGTTCTTCTGGATGGCGAGTGCGTGATAGCCGTTCGTGTTGTCTCCGGTGAGACGGGCCGAGCTGAAGACCTTGAAGCCTGCGAGCATGGTGATGAAGCCTTTCTTCACCAATTCCTCGTAAGCTGCGGGGACGTTCAGCACGACACCAGTCGCCTGCGGGATAGCGTCTGCGATTTCGGTCGGGAGCACAAGATTGCGCTCATCTTCCGGAACCTCGTTTGCGTCGAGCATCTGGCGAAGCTGGAGCATGGTGACGAGCAGGTTCGACTTCGTGATCGCGAGCGGGGTTACCGCTTCGATCGCGTAGGTCGCGCCTGCACCGATCACGCCGCCCGTGTACTGGGTGACTTCGTTCAGGTCGTCGGTGATCGTGATAGCGGTCGTGGACGAATAGGTCGCGACGCGATACCACTGGGTGTGACCGAGGGCTTTGAAGCCACGGCCGACCATCGCTGATGTGAACGTCGTGCTGGAGCCGGTGACGTTAGGGGAGCTGCTTGAAAGGACAGCTCGTTATGGCAAAGCCGAACATCGTGTACGTCATCCAAGAGGAAGGCGACAAAAAGTATTGGCACCGAGCCGGCGTCGCGTTCGTCAATCGGGACGGCTCGCTCAACCTGAAGCTCGACCTGTTCCCGAACCTGCAAATGCAAGTCCGCGAACAGAAGGACGAGAAGTGATCCATTTTGAATGTGGAGGAGAGGTCATTTCCAACAGCCCTTTCCTCCCATATTTTTGTCTTCGCTGTCGAAAGGTCACGTGGAAAGTTCACGTTGTGGCATTCCACGTCTTGAAGTTTCTGCATTCACCGAAAGACAACTGAGGAGGGCGATATGCTCGACTTTAATTGCATCAAGGAAATCAAACTCACTGATGTTCTCGCGCGCTATAAGATCGCATTACGCTTCAAGGGCGATTACGCGGTATGCGCGTGTCCGCTCCCGAGCCACAAAAAGGGAGATAACACGAAAAGCTTTTCGATCAACCTGGCGGGTAATTACTTCCGCTGTTTCTCTGATTCCTGCAACGCGAACAACGGCGGCAAGCGCGGCGGGGATGTCATCAACTTCGTCGCGCTGATGGAAGGCTGCCGGGAGAAAGACGCGGCGCAAAAACTGGCCGACTGGTACGGGGTACAAAATGAAACGCCCCAGCACATAGCCGAGGCGTCGAAAGAAAAACCGAAAACCGAACCACAAAAGACCTATCCAGAGTCTAACGGTTCGGGTGATAGCGTCAAGTACACCGAGAAGGTCAGAGTATGGTTCGATGAGCTATGGCCGCGCCGGGACGGTGAGAGCGATTTAGACTGGCGCAAACGAGTTCTCCGGGCTGTCATAACGGAGCTGATTCGGAACTATAAGTCCGGGAAAGCTGGTCGGACTCTATGACCTTCAATGGTCTGCCCCTACGTTTTTGCGCGGGGGTTTTTTCTACTTGTAAAATGGCAAGCTCGGCGTCGATCCGCTCGCGCTCGCTGAGTAAAAGTTCAACCGCCTGCTGCTTGAGCTGGGCAACTTGTTCGAATGTGGTCATTCAATCTCCTTTGTGCGTCGCAGGGAAAAGGGTTAATTACCCGATGACTTTCTCAACTAACGTACGTGCCTCATCGACCGTTTGCGCAGAGAGCACGTCAAAGAGGGCTTTGCGGAACTTCATGCGTTTCACATTGCGCTGTTCGATCGCTTCCTGTTGGATCGATTCCAACTCGGCTTTTCCATTGTCCTGCGGTTCGTAGTCAATGGCGATCATGCCATCGTCCACGTGATAGCCCATGCTCCTCAATTGCCCGAGTGCATCGGAGAGCTTAGTGCGCATCGACCGGACGGCTTCAAAGAGATTACGCGTGCGGGAACGGGCTTCGGCCCTGGGCGCAAGATCGCGCTTGATCGAATCAAAATACCCGTCAAAGTCTTTCTCGAATCGACGCTCGGCCTCGCGGATGAGATCCGCAAATGCTTTGCGCTGTTCGTCGGTGATATGTTCAGTGTTCATGATTGTGTGATTAGTTAATTGTTTTTGCTGAATTGATCAGCGGATTCGGTTGCTCCTGGAAGCGAAGTCGCGTTCATCACGTCCATGATGGCCGCGTCGATGTCTCCCATATAGCCGCCGAATTCGTTTACCACTTCATGCAGTTTGTCAGTCAAGGTCTCAATGCGACCCTGAAAATCGGCAATATCAACTTCGCGATGCTTGATGAGTTTGAGTACCAGCTTCGCTCGGTCTTGCGCCGAAATCTCCGAACCTTCCGGTTCTTCGTAAATGATCTTCGGTTCTTGGTCCATGGTTGTAGTGGTTAGCGCACGGTTATTCTCTTGGTCGTCGTCGATTGATACGGACATGATCCGATAACAGTCGTTGCAAAATCCGGAGTCTGGATGATCAGAGCAACGAAAACAGACCGTCTTATTGCACCAATCGCAGACAATGAAATTCGTGTCGGGAGTCGGTTCAACTTCTATGCGTGGAACGCCCAACCGTGAATACCTGAAGACCTCAAAGCCTCCTTCTACCGGCTCCTTACAGACGGAGCAGATCTCAGCGTTCGTTGTTTGAGTTGTCATGGAATAGGTTCTTTTCCCTGCTTCCGCAACAGTGATCGTCAAATGTCCGTCCGCTCGGCGGTGGCTTATTGAGATCACGAAATGATTATGCGCCGGTCTGGCGTGAATTCGCGTGGTGATTATCACTCACTAGAGACGCCAGTTACGCTGAAGACGCAAGGAATCTATTTATCTTTTCAATCACATCTTTCCGCTTTGTCCCGTAGCGTTGGAGGGAGTGCTTGATGAGCTTAGTGGGGTTGGCTTCATCGCCACGTTTTTGGATCGTGGGCCAGCCGACTATTCTCCGGGCGGTGGGAGCGTCGGTGATGGTGCGGCAGTAAAACTCGTATCGCGGGAGTGAAGTAATGTGCGTGGCCTGGATCTGTTCCTCGTTCCAATTCTCCTGAATTGCCTTGGCGTCCTCGCCGGAAACATTGAAGGTGATCTGGGTTGGGCAGTTTGAGAACACGTCTTTCGCGAACGGGAGCTGGTACATTCCCTGTGATGCCAAGACGAGCGTGATGGCATATTTGCGACTTTCAGCAAGGAGAGTTCCGAACCTGCCGCCGTGGATGAAATTATGCACCTCGTCTGCGACGAGCATAAAGGGCGGCCGGGATTTCTGCTTTTCTCTCTTGAGCGCAGAGATAGATACCATTGAAACGATCAGTGAACCAAGGATCTGCGCGATCTCCTCTCCGAGCCGTCCTTTTGAAAACCGGCACACGACGATCTTCTTTGTGTTCATGATCTCAAGGAAGTCGAGAGATTGCGGTTGCCCGATGATGGGGATAATGGGCGGCCGGAGGAGCTTGCCCACTTTATTGATCGGCGGAGAGAACTTTGACATCTGCTCCGAGTCCCGAAGTTTCTCGTCGTACTGCTCTTTGAACATTTGAAGTAAGGGATTCTCGGTTGCGGCCAAAATCTTCTCTCTGAACTTGTCGTCGGCCATGAAGCGGAAGATGTGGACCGGCGTCGGATGGTCATAATATTCGCACACGGCGTCAATGGCGTTGATGATGACGCGCGCGGATTCGTCGCCCCATGCTGAACCCGCAAGGGATTTGAATGTTGTAAATAATGACTCTTTGCCAAGCTCTAATTCCTCTGGCGAATTGAAGTGGAGCGGATTGAACGGCGGCACGAGCGACGCATCGGGGTCTATCCAGATGAAATCCCGCATCCGGCTTTTGGGAATGAGCTTTGCGATCTGGTCGGCGGTGTCGCCGTGAGGATCAATAAAAAGTCCGCCGTTGCCCTGGCGGATGTGTTCGATGAACAAGTTGACGAGCAGGGTGGATTTGCCCATGCCGGACATCCCCTCGATATTGATATGCCTGGTGGAGTCGATGAAGAACTCCTGATTAGTGATGGAATCTCTGCCGAGTGAGATTTGCAT